TCGTCGCCAATGAAATATCATAATCACGCGTTGGAGGAATTTTATTTACATTATAAGTGTTATTTATATTATAAGTCCAAGCAATGTAATATATACCAGCTTTTAAAGTGTATTCATCAATAAGAAATACACTTTTTGGTATTTGAGGATAGTTAAACTCATAATAAACATTTGAATCAACTTCGTATAAAAAGTCAATATTTGTATTTGTGATTTCTACACCACTTAATTCGGTAACAACTGCGTCTATATTATTTTCCAAATTTGGATCTAATCCATTGCTTAGTAAACTAGTAATTTTAGTGCTACGAGGTTCCCATCCATAATATCGAAACTTTACAGAAGTCGCATCATTTATAGCATTCCACAATTCTACCATATTAAATTTCAGATATAAAATTTGGATATCGGGTATTTGTAATGAAATAAATCGCCTGGATTCATTATAACTTATATCTAATTTACCGGGATAGTAAAAATCCACAATGTCATAATCAAATGGCGAAATAAATCCAACGCCATAAATATATTTGTGAGTAAATGGCGTTTGTGCGGTGATATTGAAAAAATAATTAGTGGTGCCGTTAATATATGTGTTATTAGATATATCCCAATCTTGCAATCGATGATACACATTGTTTAATTTATTATTAGTGGTTCGTATTACACTGCTAAATTTAAAATTACTAGTTTTATCATGAATGTTATAATCCATTCTGCAGATATAAGGGATTTGAAATGTTGCGTTTGTATGTATATGACTTTGGGGAAATGTATCTACGCCGCCAACAGCAGCAGGGTCTCTTATCTGATGAAATATTATATCGGTTCTTGATATATCCGACATTAAAATATTTTGTGAATTATCTCGTTTATCATATATTTTTATAGTTGAATTATTTTGCGACATATCAGTTGTTCCAGTTCCTAATATTGTTAATGAAGTAGCGGGAACACCTGCTTCTTGTAAATAAACCCCCTTTTTATTATTTACACTAACGGTCACTGAAATCGCACCAGTAGAGGTTTCTTCCATCATCCATCTTATTTTACCATGCAAAGATTCACCCGATACCGTATCAATTGTATATGGAATTTCATTATTATAATAAACAATTGTATTGTTTGATGAATCAGTTAATAACCCAAGATGAACACCTGGTTCGCTTGTTTCAATAGATTGTAGTGAAAAATTAGATATATTACCCACTCCAAAATTGGCACTTGCATCGGTATGGTTGGTTTCACCTTCGGGGATATACATTTCTACAATATAGGTTTTTATATCACTTAAACTATTGCTAATATCGTTGCCTAAGGTTGTGTTGGTGGTGTTTGAAATATCGTATACATTTACTAGTTTATAAAACTCATTGGTGCTGTTTATGTAACTAAAATATCTAGAATCAAATCCTACATCCCCATAAACATTGCTATTAACATGTGATAATATTGGACTAGGAATAATGGTTTTGTTTATATAAGTAGTAGGTGATTGATATAAACGAGGGTCGTCTCTGCCTTGGTAACCATCTGGCAATGACCATACAAAACCAGTCGATTGAGTTTGTTCTTTATTAGGAGTTAATAAATTAAAATCAAATGAAATAAAAGTGTTTGGTTTATCAAGTGTTTTATGATATTTATTAATGTAATCAACAAAGCGCTCTATATCTTCTTGAGCAAATTCTAAAAATAAGTTTGTAAAAGCTGAATTAGAATATACATAAACACCACTTAAATCATATAAGAAATCGCTAAACGATACATCTATTATAGTGCTGTTTACTTGATATTCACCACTAGAGGATGACTTGTCAAACGGTAAATAAGGTGCGGGAATGCCTCCATTTTCACTAATATCATAATCCCATTCAATTGTATATTGTCCCGCGGTCAAACTATTATCTCTCCCATTTTCACTGATATCAATTGAAATGTTTTGCCGTAAAGGAACGATTCTATTTGCATCATAAAAAGAATAAGATAAATCAAATGTATCATAATCAATGTCTCGCGTATCATAATTATTTCCTTGATCAGCATCCGTTAAATTATCGGGTTTTAGTATATATATATTTATTTTAGCCCTAGCGTTTTCATTGTGATTATAAAATATATTTGTAGACAATTGATCTAATGTAGATTGTGGAATAGTAATGTTTAAATTTTTATAGTAATAATCTACAACATTATTTGTGTAATGTGGGAGAGATGTGTAAGACAAATCCAATAAAGTATTGGGATAAACCCTTCGATTAAATTCAGTAAAATCAAATGTGGTTAAATTACTTATACCACTATTAAATGCGGTTTTATTAAAATACGATTGCGTATAATCGATAGGTGCGTTTTTATTGTATCGATACCTTACAGTGCTATAATTCCATCGTATAAAATATCTGTTGCTATCCATAGTGTAATTAGTAGAATGCGAAGTAGGATTTACATTGAAAAATTTATAAGTAACATCCCAATCCGGTGTGGTAACTAAATGTGCATAATTAGGTAAATTTAATAAATCGGCGCTTCTAATTCTTACAACTTCTACATTTAAATTACTATTAAACTCAAATGCGAAATATTTATCTATTGTATCTGCATTTAGAACCGTTTGAGCTTGAACGGTCGCTGCATCACCATCTATATCATTTTCATTATTGTATCTATTTCTAGAAACATCCACTCCATTTACGGATACTGTTCCGGTATAAGGTATGTCACCATAATCAATATTAACTCCATTAAATGTTTTAAAATATACTTGATTGTCACTTAATTCTATAAGTTGAGTATATGAAATGTCGACAAAATTGTCTTGATATGGATAGGCGGCGGAAGTATTTTGTGTTAATAAGTTGTTAGATAAGTCAATCGGCGTATTATCACTTGTATGTCCATATTGTATTTCTTCATTGGTAAAAATGTAAATATTGTAAACCAACCTAACAATTTCGTTATCTTCATGTAAATGCTGATATTCTGTGCGATCAACCGCATTTATTAAATATTTATTTCCTTGTCTATCGTCGGGTTGATACCGTTTAATAAAATTTTCGGATATATCATATCTATCTTGTTCGGGTATAGTTAATGTAATTACTTGCGTATTATAAGATATTTCCGGCTGATTAACCGCTTTGTATATTCTTTCAACACTTTTAGATGTATAATGTGTAGATAATGACCCCATTGTTGTAAACGCATCATATACCCAACTTGTTCCTGTAATATTAATAATAGGAGTGAAAAATGGACTACTTCCTTCTAGCAAATAAGTGACTTGTTGTCCAGACTTATAATTAAAAGTTAAATTATAACCATTTTTTATTGAGTAAGTCCATATAAAATTATATTTTGTATATTTTGGAGAGGGTATAATAATAGATGGCTGTTCGGGTAATCCATCGTTTGTTCCATATGTTCCTGTTAATTTAAATACTTTAATATAATTACTAGATGTATCACTTGCAGTTGTGCCAAAGTAATTATAAGTATAGAGATTTTTACCGTTTATATCTGCATTGGTTATTTGTGTTGAATTAGTAATCCCATTAAATGAAACATCACGAATCGTTTCATTGGAAACCAACTGATTGCTATTTGGAGACATTGATAATGTCGAACCATTATACCACGGTCCATTTATATCTTCCCATACATAAAAATAATATTCTACATATAGTTCTTCATTTCCTACCGCTTGTTTTGTGATTGTGTTTACATCACCTAATATATCGACTGGTGTAAAATTAATAAATGTATCTAAATTATTAGATAAATTGGTAGTTTTATCGCGTATACTAGCCACATCGCTGGTAGGAATTGTAAATTTAACATAGTCTAAATCTCCAAAATAATAATCACCGTCTGTTTCTGTATATTGTGCTTCAGACATGCCGTTGTTTTTAATTAAATATACAATCGTGCCGGCATTAGATGATAATGTGCTATTATTTTTATAAAAACTAGCATCTCCAATCGTTCCTCTTGAAATATCTTGTATATTTGGGACACTGGCACTGTTAAAAGTAAATCCTATCAAATTAGTATATTTTAAAATATGTTTTTGAGCGTCAAGTAGTGATATATTTAACTGCTGAGTAATATTAGTTGGGTCTGTATTATTTAATTGCTGATTTTCTACAACTACAAAAGGGTATTTATTAACATATTCAATTATTCCATTCGATAAATTATGATGAAATAATGTATTGGGTATTGTTGTCGTACTCATATATAAAAAATATAACATTTTAAAATGCTATATTTTTTATCATTTATCTTTATTATTTAATTAACACTTCCACCTATTACCACAGCTTAGGCAGGTGACAAAAGTTGTCATTGGCTCATCCGCCGAGCGTGTCTGCATTTCATAGTAAGTGCATTTTCTTTTTTTACATTTATAACATTTAAACTGATCGGTAGCTGCCATCATATTATCTGATGTCATATTTTTATCTCTTTTTACTTTGGCTTCAATAAGTTGTTTCCAAATAGATGGATTCATCTCACGATGCGATAATGTTTCTAGTGCTTTTTTATCTATTTTTTTATTTTTAATTGAGTTTAACAAATCACTGTTATTTTCCATGTTTATCATTAAAGACCGCAAACGATTTACATATAACCGCACAAAATACACATTTTCCCACTTTTTCACTATCTTCTTTGTGGAAGCTTCTTTTAAAGTATAATTAAATATACTTATTTCAATATTTTTACATAGGTTTTCATTAGTTATATTAAATTTAGTTTGAAATTGTGCACAGACATTTTTGCGAAAAGTTTCAGGTGATTCTACTTTCATGGTTTTATAGAGTAAGTGTTAATTATATATTTAAATTCAATTTTTCTATTATTAAATGATTTTAAACTTCAGCAGTATCTTCATCTGTTGGACAATAACTATCCTCACTCAATTCAGAATAACACTCCTCATCACTATCTTCTTCACTTTCATATTCACTTTCTTCCTCACTTTCTTCTCCTTCACTTTCTTCATATTCATCTGTATCTTCACTTGTTTCGGTTTCTTCTAAATCTTCATCGTCTTCGTCTTCGTCTTCGTCTTCTTCATCTTCTTCTGGAACATAGTCTTCATCATCTTCATCATCGTCATCAACCACAAATCCATCTTTTTTATAACCTTGCTTTGTTTTTTCACTTTCCGATAAATTTTCCTCTTCTTCATCTACCGACATTTCTCCAGATGTATCGTCTAAATTTTCAAAACCAC